GATGCAGTTGAGCAGGTTGGTGTTTCTCTGTTGGCCACAGAGGAACAAGAGGTTGAGGCGGAAGACTGTCTTTATCAGCGCGAGAAGAAGAAAGTCCGCCCTGATAGGAAGATGGAGTATGTCATGGTGTGTGCGCATGCTGCGCGGTTGGAGTTTCCTTCATTGGTCAGATCTCAGGCTAACAAAATGATGGTCCACAAGTTTATTAGGGATATGATGGTTGAACATGGTGTGCGTTCTAGTCACATCATTCGCTATCTTCCCTTGGCTGTCCGGATGTCTTTTGTCGAAACAAGCTATGAGATTGAGGCTGATCAGGTAATGGCTAGCGCAGCATTGCAGCAGAGGGCGCGTGATTCCGGTTTGGAGTGGACATCAGGAAGGGTCTGGAAACAAACCCTACCTGATTTCCGTTCTGAATAGGGATGCCCAGTTTCCACACAGGGGGTGTGTAGTAAGCCGTCTTACTTATCACACCCCAGGTTGACTGTGAAGAGGAAGTTGGGTCGTCCTGTACGTCAGAGGAAAATTTATCGGTTGAGTGGGTGGTCCCCTCCAATCGATTTTGGCGTACATAATTCCAGCATTGCTAATTTGAGTCGTGGTTTACTTGAGCGTGTGTACTACGTTAAAAGTAAAGATGGGCATGTCCCTGCCCCTCAGCCACGGGAGGGTATTTTTAAGGAGAGGCTTTCCTACTTTAAAAAGTACATTCTACGATTTGTTAAACGTTCCACCCCGATGAGCAGGCAGGATTTTCCTAAACTGTACCGGGGTCGAAGGAGAACAATCTATGAGAATGCTGAAATTTCCCTGCGTATTAAGGCAATTTCTCGGGAAGACTCGTACCTTAAAACCTTTGTTAAAGCTGAGAAAATCAACTTTACCTCAAAGAAAGATCCTGTTCCACGGGTCATCCAGCCGCGTGACCCGCGTTACAATGTTGAAGTAGGGAGATATCTGAAACCCCTAGAACCAAAAATTTATAAGGCTGTTGCTTCCATTTTCAATGATGACACGATTTTCAAAGGTATGAACTCTGCGAAGTCGGGATTCTGTATGAGACGGAAGTGGGAAAAGTATGCTAATCCTGTTGCCATTGGGCTTGATGCTTCCCGTTTTGATCAACATGTGTCAGTGCAGGCTTTGCAATGGGAACACTCAGTGTACCTTGGTGCATTTGCCCCTAACACTAATGAACTTGCCAAGCTTTTGAGCTGGCAGGTTGAGAATGTTGGTCGTGGTTATTGCTCTGATGGCTCCTTGAAGTATAGCGTTTCTGGCTGTAGAATGTCTGGGGATATGAATACTGCTCTTGGGAATTGTTTGATAATGTGCGCCTTAGTGCACTCTTATTGCTTTTCCCGTGGGGTTCAAAAGTATTCTCTTGCCAATAATGGTGATGACTGTGTGGTAATTATGGACCGGTCTGATCTTGTTCAGTTTCAGACTGGTCTAGTTGAATGGTTTCTGGAAATGGGGTTCTCAATGAAGGTTGAGGCTCCTGTTTTTGTATTTGAGCAGATTGAGTTCTGCCAAACACATCCCATTCATGTTACCAACCCCGATGGGACTTCGGGGTATATCATGGTCCGCAATTTAGCTGTTGCTCTCGCTAAGGATTGCATCAGTATTAAACCATTTGATGGTGAGCGTACCTTTCGTTCACAGCTTAGTGCAGTTGGTGATTGTGGCATTGCCCTCACTGGGGGTGTTCCAATCTGTCAGGAGTTTTACCGTGGTCTCCTTCGTGGCGGCCTTGGTATACGATATCGTAAGCACCAGGAGGATTCGATGGTTGGTCGAGAGATGTTGCGTGCTGGTATGTCTCGTACATACCAAGATGTCATCTCTCCCATCACACGTTTTTCTTTCTGGCAGGCATTTGGTATCATTCCTGACATGCAGATTCAAATTGAGCGTTATTACTCCAAATTGGGTATTAGTTGGTGCGGGCAGGTCTCGCGTGCTCCTACTTTTCTTCCACCTTGGTTTTAGACCTCGTAATGTCTTAAAACTTGCTTAATGTTTGGGTTACCATCCTTAAACAGACCAAAACGTTCCAGTGTTCTACTGGGTAAATACTTACGTGAACCAAAATGCCGAGAGACTGCACGGCTCTACCTCTTTGAGGGGATGGTGATGAACAGTCCGGTTTCATGTTTGCCGGATCCAATACAAAACATGGTCAAAGTCAAAGTCATTTCCTCACGTCGAGGAAAT